GGCGCTCTAGTAGAGGCATACACCTTTATGAAGGGCGAGGCCGACCTGATTGCGTTGTACGATGGTAAGTATAAAGAGGCCCTTGCGCTGGCTAAACGTCTGGGTGATGGTATGGAGCGTCAGGATGCGTACCGCAGCGGTCAATTTAGGCAGGCGGTGACATGAGCATAGTCCAAACCCAGACCACCAGCTTCAAGAAGGAGCTGTATCAGGCTGTTCACAACCTGTCCACAGACAGCATCTACATTGCTTTGTATACCGGCAATGCAAGTCTTGGTGCAGATACAACCGTTTACACAACATCTAACGAGGTGGTAGCATCTGGCTACACGGCGGGCGGTCAAGCATTGACTGGGGTTGCTATCAGTTCTTCAGACTACACGGCCTATGTAAACTGGGCCAATGTATCTTGGACGGCTGCATTGACGGCCCGGTGCGCCCTGATTTACAACGTGACGCAGGGAAACAAGTCCATTGCAGTCATTGATTTTGGCGCAGACAAAACTTCGACCACTACGTTTACAATCACCATGCCCGCTAACACGGCAACCACTGCACTTATCAGGAGTTCAAATTGATTGTTACCACAACCAAAGGCTATATGGATGACTCCCTGTTGGAGCACCGCACTGGCGAAATTGACAATGAAAATGAACTGACTACGTGGACTGAGTACTGGCTGGATGGTGAGCTTGTTCACCGCTCTGCACATGTGACATTGAAACAAATGCCCAGCTTTGCTGGCGGCGAAACTGCAACCTTTTAAGAGGAAATATCATGGCAAACACTCAATCAATGTGCACTTCGTTCCTTGGCGAACTGATGCTGGGCCAACACCAACTTGGCACTTCTACTATTGTGTCGCGTGGCAGCTTGACCTCTCCTACTACGGATACGGTTAAAGCGGCTCTGTACCTTGCTTCAGCAACCATCAATGCAGCTACTACGGCCTATACGGCTACTGGCGAAGTATCCGGCACGAACTACACCGCTGGCGGTGTGACGGTAACCAACGCAACTGCGCCTACATCCACCAACTCTTCGTCTACTGCTGGAGTAGGTTATTGGACTCCTTCGGCGTCTATTGTTTACACAAGCGTAACGCTTTCTACATCGTTTGATACGGTGTTGTTGTACAACTCGACTCAGAGTAACAAAGCAATCAGCGTCCACACGTTCACTGCGCAGACCATCACTGCTGGTACGTTGACTCTGACAATGCCGTCTAACACTACGACGACTGCACTACTGCGTCTGGCTACAACCTAATAGCGGGGCGGCTATAGGCCGTGTAAGCCATGTTTGGTATATCCCCGTTTTCTGGAGCCCCGTTTGGGGCCACGGGGAGTGCCGCGCCTGCTCCTACTGCCGGGACATGGGGCTATAGCACTTGGGGTTCTGGCTCTTGGGGCGGGGCTGGCAATGTAACGCTGGCTCTTACTGGCGTTCAAGCTACAGGTTCTGTAGGGGCGGTCACTGCTTCTCAAGCCATATCCATTGCCCTTACGGGCGTACAAGCATCTGGTTTGGTTGGAACTGCCACTGCTTCGCAGGCGCTATCTCGTACTCTCACTGGGGTTCAGGCTACAGGTTCTGTAGGAACCATCACCACGTCGATGGCTGTATCCGCTGCCATCACAGGCAACGCAGCCACGGGGTCAGTTGGTACGGTTACTACGTCCCAAGCAGTTTCAAGAACCCTGACAGGGGTACAAGCATCTGGTTCGGTTGGAACTGTTACTGCTTCTCAAGCTCTATCTCGTGCCCTGACAGGTAATTCAGCTACAGGTTCTGTAGGGACAATTGCTACGTCGACGGCGGTATCAGTTGCCCTTAGTGGCAATGTTGCCCAAGGAAATATAGCAAAAAATACACCTTGGGGCGATGGGGGGTGGGGCAGCAACGCATGGGGCGGTCTTGGGTTTGCAGTAACGCAATCCTATTCCAAGGCTCTCACAGGAGTCCTAGCCACAGGCAGTGTGGGGACTGTTACAAATTCTGCTGATGTATCCATTGACATTGCGGGGAATGTTGCTACAGGTTCTTTGGGCACGGTAACCCCGGCACAAGCTTTAATAGGAAATGCCGCCACAGGCGATGTAGGCACGGTCACTGCATCCCAAGCAGTTTCCAAAACCCTGACGAGTGTTCAAGCTACAGGTTCTGTAGGAGCGGTCACTAAAGTAATTTCCTTAGCCCTTACTGGGGTTCAAGCCACGGGTTCCGTAGGCACGGTAAACACCTCAATGACGGTGTCCGTTGCCCTCACTGGTAATCTTGCGCAAGGTTATTTAGCGGAAAACACTCCGTGGGGCTACAGCGGGTGGGGTAGTTATGGATGGGGCGGCTCTGGGCTTACGGTAACGCAGTCTTTTACTCGGGCGATTACTGGGGTACAGGCAACCGGCGCGGCAGGGGCAATCATTGCTGCGCAGACTTACTTTATAGACCTGAGCGGGGTTGAGGCTTCTGGCAATGTTGAAAACGTTACACCAGCAGTTTTCTATACCCTTGATGGTGTAGCCGCATCAGGGTCAGTTAATTCCGTTACAACCTCCCAAGACCTGTCTCGTGCGCTCACAGGAGTTCAAGCAGCGGGTTCTGTTGGAACAATAACGGCGTCTCAGTCGTTGTCTCGGGCGTTGACGGGGAATGCAGCTACAGGTTCTGTAGGCACGGTTACCGGGGGCATTACTCTTACCCTCACTGGAGGACAAGCTACAGGTTCTGTAGGAAGCGTTGGCAAGACAATCTCACTTGCGCTCACAGGAGTGCAGGCTACTGGGACTACTGGGACAGTAACCAAAAATATTTCTCTTGCCTTGAGCGGGGTATCTGCCAGCGGTTTGGTTTCCGCAATAATTCCGCCGCTCCAACTTGAAACGGTATTGGCAGAGGGTCAGGTTGGTGTAGTTGGAATCAACTTTGTAATCGGGCTCACTGGGGTTTCTGCTTCGGGTTACGTGGGTTCGCTCCGACTGCTATGGGAGCTTATTGATGACAGCCAGACCGCAAACTGGCAGAATATTGATGATGCGCAGTCCGCAGCTTGGGCGGTAATTAACAACGCTCAAAGTTCAAGCTGGAGTAATGTAAGTACCACCCAGACACCTAGCTGGGGTACAATCGACAACGCGCAAACTGACCAGTGGGAATTGGTCGAAACGACATAGGGTTATAAATGGCACTTGTTTTAGCCGACCGCGTACAGGTAACAGCGACAGCCAACACGACTGTTAGCTTCACGTTAGGTTCGACCTCTACTAGCTACCAGAGCTTTGCCGTTGTCGGGGACACCAACACCACGTACTATTCTGCGACTGATGGAACCAACTGGGAAGTGGGGATTGGCACATACGCTACCTCTGGCCCGACATTGACCCGTACCACAATCATCTCATCTAGCAACAGCAACAATGCTGTCAGTACGTTTGGGGCAACAGTTACGGTATTTGTGACCTACCCCGCAGCCCGTGCAACTACTAATGGTAGAGCCTTGGTTATGAGCATGGTATTTGGAATCTAAAGGAATAGCATGGCAAACCCGAATATGGTCAATGTGTCCTCCATCCTTGGAGCGACTACTTACCTTGTACCAACAACCACAACCGCAACCACTTGGACTGCGTTGACTCCGTCTGCTGGAACTGTCAACAAGATAGATACAATGATGGCTACCAATGTGACTGCTACGGCTGCAACTATCACGGTATCTATCAACAGTGCAATTAGTGGCGGCGGCACAGCGTACCGACTTACGTACCAAACAAGCGTACCGGGTAATTCCTCTTTAATGGTGGTAGACAAAACTACCATGATTTATGTTGGCGAAGCTCAGTCCATCGTAGTTACATCAGGAACAACCAACGCCATTGAGATGGTTGCTACCTACGAGGCTATCAGCTAATGAATCGGTTTAAGGGTTCCATTCGGTCTGCAACGGCTGCTGCCACTAGCAGTTCTGCGGCTGTTGGTATTTGGACTTTAACTGAACAGATGCAAGCTAAACAAGCAAGCGCATGGCCCGGATATTCAACTCCTTCCGTGGAATATCTTGTTGTCGCTGGAGGCGGCGGCGCAGGTTTTGACTTTGGCGGCGGCGGCGGCGCTGGTGGATTGCTTACTGGAACAACTACAGTAGGAAATACTGCAATAACTATTACTGTTGGCGGAGGAGGAACAGCAGGCTCTACATCGACAACCGGCGGTAATGGAGTAAATAGTTCAATCATTGCTACCGGAATTAGCATAATTGCTACAGGCGGTGGTGGTGGAAAAAGTACGGGTGGAGCAACTGGTGGTTCTGGCGGTTCCGGAGGAGGAGCATCAGGAAATGGCACAAGTTCAGCATTTGGAACCGGCACTTCTGGTCAGGGTTTTAATGGCGGTGCTACATCTGGCGCATCTGGTGGTTCTACTGCATCGGGTGGCGGCGGTGGAGGTGGAGCGGGTGCTGTGGGAACAACGGCAACCCATACGGTTAGCGGCGCAGGCGGAATTGGTGTTATTTCAGCTATTTCCACTACTTTTGTTGGAACTGCAAGTATTGCATCTAGTACACTTCTTACCATTACAGCGGTAACTAGCGGTGTGGTTCAGTTGGGCACGCAAATAACTGGGTCAAACATCCCAGCAGGAACTTACATTACTGCTTTGGGAACTGGCACAGGCGGTGCTGGAACTTACACAATGAGCGCCGCTGCAACAGCTACCACAACGGGCGTTGCAATTACAAGCACTGGCGTGTATTACGCTGGTGGCGGCGGTGGTGGTGGTTATTCGCCTTATACAGCCTTGGCTGGTGCTGGTGGTGCTGGTGGTGGCGGTGCAGGCAATGGCGCAACTAACACAGCGGGAACCGCAGGCGGTACAAACACTGGTGGCGGCGGTGGTGGCACTAGCGGTGGTGGTGGTGGTACTGCTGTAACAGGTGGTTCTGGCATCGTCATTATTCGATACGCAAATACTTATCCAGACCCAATTTCCACAACTGGCTCTCCAACTGTTACAAATACTGGCGGGTACAAGATTTATAAATGGACTGGTGATGGTTCAATTACGTTCTAATCATGGCACATTTTGCAAAACTTGATGAAAACAACATAGTGATGGAAGTGCATTCCGTTCACAACAACGAATTGTTAATTAACGGCGTTGAAGTGGAGGCAATGGGGATTGTGTTCCTTGTCAACTGGTCTGGTGGGCATACCAACTGGAAGCAGACTTCCTACAATGGCAATTTCCGCAAGAACTACGCGGGTATCGGTTACACCTACGATGCCAGCCGGGATGCGTTTATACCGCCAAAGCCGTACAATAGCTGGACTCTGAATGAAGACACCTGTTTGTGGCAAGCGCCTGTAGCGCATCCTGTGGACGATAATATGTACGAATGGGATGAAGAGTCC